TAACCAAGGAAACCCCGATGGCTATAGCCAAGAATACCTTAATAAGCCAATTGACGCGGAAAACGCTTACTTTCATAAAGATGATTTGTTGCATTGCGATACTCCTGAGTATCTTGAGTATTACGCTGCCATTGACTTTGCTATTACCAAGAAGACCAAATCAGATTACACCGTTATTGCGGTGGCGGGGGTTGACCAAGAGGGTTTATTGCATATCGTCGATATTAGGCGGGGTCGTTGGGACGGCTTTGAAATTATTGAAAATATGTTTTGGGTTCAAGAAAAGTACCAGCCTAATCTCTTCATTGCGGAAAAAGGGCAAATTAAACACACCTTAGATGCTTTCCTTAATGCCGAAATGGTTAAGCGGGGGCAGTATATTAACCTTCATGCCGTAACCCCAAAGGTAGATAAAGAACAACGAGCCAAGCCACTCCAAGCACGAATGAGGGCTGGAGGAGTACGCTTTAACAAAGATAGGGAATGGTATCCTGGTCTAGTAGATGAAATGCTAGTCTTTCCTCGTGGACAGCACGATGACCAAGTAGATGCCCTAGCTTATGTTGGATTAGCCTTAGATAAAGTTATTGTAGCCCCGACTGCCGAAGAAAGATGGGAAGAAGAATACCAAGAAGAATTTGGTAATACCTATGAATCCATTGGGGAAGGCAGGGGTTTCTTTACCGGTTATTAATTAAACATATTGACTGTATAATCATAATCTGTTATTTTTCGTTAAAGAATTCCATAAGGTAAACAATGAAATTAGAAACTCTACTCAGTTCTCCAAATATCGCTGAAGAAATGGACGCTGGGGAGTTATCCTCATTAGGCTTTAAATTGATGGACGAGATTAACCTCGACCTAACATCACGCCTAGATTGGGAAGACCGCAATGAGAAAGCCAATAAGTTAGCTCTGCAAGTTGTAGAGAAAAAGACTTTTCCTTGGCCTGGTGCTTCTAACGTAAAGTTCCCATTAATTACTATTGCTGCTATGCAATACCATAGCCGAGCATACCCATCCCTTGTATCTAATAACGAAGTAGTCAAGTGTAAAGTTTACGGCTCAGACCCAACAAACGACTTACACAAGCAAGCTCAACGCATCTCTACCCATATGACCTATCAGGTTATGGAAGAGGACGAAGGCTGGGAAGAGAACACAGACCGTACATTATTGGTTCAGGCTATTGCTGGCACTGCAATCAAAAAGTCATATTTTGACTCAATTAAAGGTCATAACGTATCAGAGTTAGTGCTTCCTAACGACTTCATTGTTAACTACTATACAAAGTCAATTGTTGATAGCCCACGTGTATCACAACGCATATTCTTATCTTCTAATGATTTGCATGAACGTCAGGCACGTGGCATATTTTGCACTCCTGAAACAGAAGTCCCTCCTACACAAGTTAGTAGCAACTTACTTAACCAAGCAAAACAACAAGCTCAAGGTGTTTATCAGCAGACTGATGACCCCGATACTCCATACGAGTTTTTTGAGATGCACTGTTGGATGGACTTGGATGAAGACGGTTACAAAGAGCCGTATATTGTATTTATCCGTAGAGACACAGCAAAGATTTACCGTATCGTAGCTCGTTACTTTGAATCTTCAATTGAATATCGCAACGATAAGATTGTACGTATTAACCCTGAGCAATACTTTACTAAGTACGGGTTTATTCCTAGTCCTGATGGTGGATTCTATGACCTAGGATTTGGAACTTTACTCGGCCCACTAAACGATTCTATTAATACCATTGTTAACCAATTGATTGATGCTGGCACAATGGCTACCACAGGCGGTGGATTCTTAGGGCGTGGCGTTAAGATTAAAGGTGGCGATTACACATTCAAACCACAAGAATGGAAACGGGTAGATTCAACTGGCGACGATTTACGTGCCAACATCTTCCCATTACCAACCCGTGAGCCTTCAGCAGTTCTATACCAATTGCTAAACTTATTGATTAGCTATGGTGAGCGTATTGCTGGAGCAACAGACATTATGACTGGTGTATCACCTGGTCAAAATACCCCTGCTGAGACAAGCCGTAACACAGTAGAACAGGGTATGAAAGTATTTAATGGTATCTACAAGCGTACTTGGAGAGCCATGAAGGAAGAGTTCCAAAAACTATATCGTCTAAACCAATTGTATCTTCCACCTGAGAATCTTCAGTTTGAATACAACAATGAGATGCAATTTATCTCCCCTGACGATTACATCTTGGACGTGAAGTTAATCAAGCCTGCAGCCGACCCTAACGTTGTTTCAGATAGTCAACGAGTCATGCAAGCACAAGCAGTAGCACAGTTAGCCGCACAAGGCGGTGGATTCAACACCTATGAAGTTAACAAGCGTTATCTAGAGGCACTTAAAGTTCCAGGAATTGACCAAGTTCTTCCTGACCCAACAGGCCCTAACGCTATCCCACCTCAACCAAACTATAAGTTTGAAATCGAGAAGATGAAGAACGAAGAGAGAACCGTTAATCATCAACTGAAGTTCAAGCTAGGCCTAGCCAAGTTAATGTCTGAAGCAGAGCTTCAACAGGCTAAGGTCACAGAATTGCAAGCAAAATCCGTAAAACTTCTCGAAGAAGCCGACGAGATGAAGAATGGACACGCTATCGCAATGTTGCAAACCGAAATTGGAGCAAAGAAAGCTCACATGGACGGTATTATGAGGTCAATCGAGTTAATGCGGGATTTACAGAAAGATACCGCAGACACAACAAAGGGAATAGGAAATGAATCAAGCGGAATATCAGGATTGGAAGCTACACCCAATAACAGTTGAGTTTTTTGCACACCTGAAGAAGGCAAAGCAGGAAACAATGGAGAGTTGGGCTAATCGTCAGTTTACGACTGATGGGGACAATCAATTTGCTTTAGGTGGCATTTATGCTATCAATCAAATTGTTGAACTAGACTATGCAGATATCTCAGGGGAATAAGAATGACAGTGCTAAATACAAGTGGTTGGGTTCCAACGGGGCATCGCATACTCGTCAAGGTAGACCAGTTTGAACGAAAAACGCAATCTGGGATTATTATTGCAGACGCTTACGCAGACAAAGAGCAACTTGGACAAGACGCAGGAACAGTCGTCGAAGTTGGGAATACTGCTTACGCAGACCAAGAATCCCCTTGGTGCTCAGTCGGTGACCACATCAAGTTTGGACGTTATGCTGGTCAAATCATCAAAGTCACTAAAGACGACGGAACAGTAGAAGAATACCGAGTAATTAATGATTTAGACGTAGCCCTAGTTAAAAAAGGAGAAGTAAATGAGTGAAGAACAACAGGTTGTTCCCCAAGAGGAAATAATCACCGCAGAAATTGCGGAGGAAAGCGAAGTAATCACCGCACCTGAAATTGATGAAGAGACTTTATCAGAAGCAAAACGTCAAGGATGGGTTCCACAAGAAGATTACAACGGCCCTGAAGACAAATGGGTAGATGCTGACACCTTTGTTAAAAAGGGTAAAGAGATTAATGCTTTATTGCGTAAGGATAACGAATTTTTAAAGCGTGAAGTATCTGAAATGAAGTCCACAATGATGGAATTCAAGAAATTTCATGCAGATACCGAAAAACGTGCTTATGAACGTGCAATGTCTGACCTTCGCGAACAAAAGAAAGAAGCTATTGCTGCTGGAGACGGTGAAAAGGTGCTACAAGTTGATGATGCTATCGACGAACTTAAAACCGCCCGTAAAGAAGATAAAGTTGCTGCCCCAACCCAAGCTATTGACCCAGCATTTATTGCATGGCAAGAAGATAATCGTTGGTTTGGTAAGGATACAGAGTTAACTGCCGAAGCTAACCTGATTGGCGAAGTAGTAAAACGTCAAAATCCTACTCTTATTGGCTCAGATTTCTTAGAAGAGGTAACAAAACGAGTAAAACGTATGTATCCTGAGAAGTTTACAAACGTTAACCGCAGTAAACCTAACCCAGTAGAGGGTTCTACGGCAAAGCCATCAGGCCCACGTGGAAAAGGTTTTAATGACCTACCACCTGAAGCTAAAGCAGCTTGCCAAAAGTTTGAAAAGCAAGGTTTAGTAACAAGAGAACAATATATGAAAGAATATTTTGGTGAATAAGTCTTGTTTTTATCTAGTAATTACACATAAAATCAGTTAGGAGTAATATAATGTCAAGAGTAAGCAAAAAACAAAGTGATTCTGATGTACAAATTAGGTCTGAGGCTGACCGTGGGACTGAGCAAGTCCGTACGCAAACACAACGCCCTAAACGTTCATCAATTGGTACACCAAAATTAACTTTGGCAGTTCAAAACGAAATCCAAGGGTATCATCTATGCTGGATGAATGACGATGGAAACGTTGAGAACGCAGTAAATAGCGGCTATGAGTTTGTTACGCGAGGAGAAACCGAGTTAGTGTATGGAGTTACTCCATTAAATGTTGACCTTGCAGACAAAATCAAACAAAAGGTAGGAACTAACGAAGCAGGGCATCCCCTGTACGCTTATTTAATGAAAATTAAGCAAGAATGGCATGAGGAAGATATGGCCGAACTTGCTGAAGAGAACAAGCGTATTGAAGAAGCCATTGCTGGCGGTAATATTAATGGTAATGCTGGTCAAGATGGACGTTATACGTCAAATATCTCGATTAAGCGTACTTAATTTAAACTTTATTTGGAGTATTAAATGGCAAACGTAAACGCCCCACGGGGATTTTCCCCGATTATTTATGGCGGTGGTGCTGCAAGTAACCAACAAGTTCGTACATACTACATTCCATCAACTGATAGCTCTGCCTATTACATTGGTGACGTGGTTAAGACAATTGCTGGTTCAGATGCAAACGGCATCCCTGCTATAGCAAAATGTGCTTCCGGTAACACCCCACGTGGTGTAATCGTAGGCGTAGTAAACCCTAACCCAGGCAATCCTTCACTCCAAGGTGTAACCCTTGATTTGACTATTACTGGCGTACCTGCAACTAAGTCTGCTGCTTATTATGTTTTGGTGAACGATGACCCACGTCAAGTGTTCGAAGTCCAAGGCGATGGCACAACTTTTGTAACAACTGACGCTAACAAGAACGCATCCTACACTGGAGCTGCTCCTTCTTTAGGCTATCAATTGTCTGCAACAGTATTGACTGCACCTGCAACAACTAGCTCACTCCCATTGAAAATTTTGGGTTTCCAACAAATACAAAACAATGAACTAGGCCCATACAGCAATTTCATTGTTCAATTCAATCAACACGAGCTTGCCACTGGCACTGCTGGCGTTTAATTAGGAGAATATAATGGCTGGTGTAATTACAACTGGTTCGTTCCCGAAAGCCCTATGGCCTGGTATTAAGGCTTGGTGGGGTCGTTCATACAACGAACATCCTGTAGAATATACAGACCTTTTTGACACAACCCAATCTGACAAGAACTACGAAGAATATGTACAAGCTACAGGTTTCGGACTAGCTCCTCAGAAGCCACAAGGTGCTGGTGTATCTTACGATTCTGAAACTCAAGGTTTCGTGACTCGTTTGACCAACGTTGCCTATGGTTTAGGTTATATCGTTACTCAAGAAGAACTCGCTGACAACCTCTATGAAGTTGTTTCCAAGCGTCGTGCTGCTGCTAACGCTTTCTCTATGCGTCAAACCAAAGAGAACGTTGCTGCCGCTACTTACAACAACGCTTTTAACAACGCATATGCTGGTGGTGACGGTGTTTCATTATTAAACGCTTCTCATCCAAACACAACAGGCGGTACTTTCTCTAACTTGTTAACTGTTGCAGCTAACTTGTCTGAGGCAGCTATCGAAAACTTGATGATTCAGCAAATGTTGGCAACGAATGACCGTGGCTTACGTATCAACTTGATGCCTAAGAGCTTAATCGTTCACCCAAGCAACTGGTTCGAAGCTAACCGTATTTTGAAGTCTGTATATTCATACAACACAGGTGTTAACCCTCCTGGTACTGCTTCAAACGCGGTAAACGTATTAAACGCTACTAATGCCCTCCCAGAAGGCATTAAGATGAACCACTATCTGACCTCTACTAAAGCATGGTTTATTCGTGCTCAAGTTCCAACAGGTACAGGTATGATTCACCAAGAGCGTCAAGCAATTACTTTCGACCAAGACAATGACTTTGACACAATGAATGCCAAAGCTAAGTCTTACGAGCGTTATGCGTTCGGTTGGGGTGACCCACGTGCATTGTGGGGTACTCCAGGAGCCTAATAGCTCTCCACGTGAGCGATTCCCCCTAGTTCTCAAAAGGTTCTAGGGGGTTTTTTCTCTAAACATAAAGGATACAAATATGCCGAACAAAAAATTACGTGATGGTCAGCCAGTTGGTATGGGTCTTAAAGCTCCTTATGGTGCTAATAAGCCACAGAAAACAGGCGGTAAGACTCCTAAACAACCTACTAAAGCTCCAAAGCCTAGAGGCGGTTATTAATCATGGCTAAAAGTATAAACGTTCAGATTCTGAATGATGGTTATAGAAATACAACCGTCAAAATTAGTGGCTATGTAAATGCTGAAGATTACACAAATCAATCAATTGTTGACGCTTCTACATTAAATCAAATTAATGCTGAGGGCAGTAAAGCAAGCTCTTTACGTGTTACAAGAATTAACTATGATATTGAAGATGCTCTACAAGTAGATTTAATTTGGGGTGGTGGTACGCCAGCAACACTTTGGAATGCAACAGGTCGTGGTGAAATGGAAGGTCGTGACTTTGGTGGCATTGTCAATAATGCTACAACACCAAATCAAACTATTCTGTTAACTACAACCGGTGGTGGAGTTGCTACTACAAATTTATCTTTTTCTATTGTTTTAGAAATCGTAAAAGCAAACTAATATGCAACACGCAATTTCAAATGCCAAAGAAATACAGTTAATTGCTACCATTACTCGTGCAGACGGTACTGTGGAGCATCTTGGCACAATTGATTATTGGCACAAAAACCCTATTAAACGCTTTATTTGGAAGATTAAACACTTCCTAGAAAGGAAATAAAATGGCTACATTACTAGTAAATACTGGTAAGGCCGTTGTTACCAACTATCTTAATGGTGGTGCAGCTACTCAGCCGAAATATGTGGCTTGGGGTACAGGTGCAGGAACAACTGCTGCAACCGATACAACTTTATTTACTGAAACTGGTACTCGTGTTTCAGGAACTACTACTCAACAGACAACTTCTACTACAAACGATACATTCCAAGTAGTAGGTACATTGACTGCAGGTAGTTCTTTAACAATTACCAATGCTGGTACATTTGATGCTTCTACATCAGGCAATTTATTTGTAAAGGGTGACTTTACAGGAATTGCATTGAACAGTGGAGACAGCATTCAATTTACCGTAAAAGTACAGTTCAGTTAATAAAGGATATAAATGGCTTTTATTCTTGCAGATAGAGTTAGAGAAACAGCATCAGCACCAGGTACAAGTACAGTAACTTTACTTGGAGCAGTAACTGGCTATCAAACATTTTCTGCAGGTATTGGAGCCAACAATACAACCTACTACGTTATTGCAGACCAATCTGGCACTAATTGGGAAGTAGGTTTAGGTACTATTGGGGCAGGCGGTACAACTCTAGCGAGAACTACCGTCCTTTCCTCCTCAAATTCAAACTCACTCGTTAACTTTTCTCGTCGCACACAGGATGTCTTTTGCGACTATCCTGCTAATAAAGCTGTTTATTTAGACGCTAGTAGTAATGTAAGTTCTTTAGGCACAATTACTTCAGGCGTTTGGAATGGCTCAACTATTCCTGTAGCCAATGGCGGCACAGGAGTTACTACTTCTAGCGGTGCAAACTCTGTTGTTTTAAGAGATGCCAGTAGCAATATTACTGCCAATGCTTTAGATGATGGTTATATAAATACTGTCGCATCAGGAACACCCATAGTATTAACTGTTTCATCTGTACGCAGATACACTATTACTGGTTCAGGTGGTCAAACCATTAAATTGCCTGATGCAACAACTTTAGCAAATGGTACAGTTTTTCAATTTGATAACAACCAAAGTAGTGGTGCAATTACTGTTAATAACAACTCTAATACTTTAGTTGTTTCTGTACCTAGTGGTGGATTTGTTTTAGTTAATTTATTGTCTAATGCAATTGCGGCTGGTTCTTGGGATAGGCATGACCAAGCACCTGCTAATGTAAGCTGGTCTACCAATACTTTTGATTACGCTGGTTCAATTACGTCAGCTACTTGGAATGGTAATGCTGTAGCAATCAATCGAGGTGGTACAGGTGCTTCAACTGCAAGCACAGCATTTAACAATTTAAGCCCATTAACTACTGCTGGCGATACTTTATATGGCGGTACTAGCGGTGCTGGAACAAGATTAGCAATTGGTACAGCAGGACAAGTATTAACAGTCAATAGTGGTGCAACCGCTCCACAATGGTCTACACCTACTACAGGTACTGTAACTAGCGTAACTGGCACAAGTCCAGTAGTTTCTAGCGGTGGTAATACTCCTGTTATATCCATGCCAGCCGCCACAGGAAGTGTAAATGGATACTTGACAAGTACCGATTGGACAACATTTAATGGCAAAGGTAGTGGTACAGTAACTTCCATTACTGCTGGAACAGGCTTATCAGGTGGCACAATTACTAGCACAGGCACAATTGCTATTGATTCTACTGTTACCACAAATAGCGGAACTCAAACCCTTACAAATAAATGGGTTCAGCCTAGAGTATTAGCTTCTACGGCCAACTCAGCTACACCTACTTTAAACACCGATAACTACGACATAATGGTCATTACTGGACAATCAGTCGCTATTACCAATTTTTCTACCAACTTAACTGGCACACCTGTAAACGGTCAAAAACTAATTATTTCTATTACAGGAACAGGTGCTATTGCTATTACTTGGGGTACTTCATTTGAATCATCTACAGTAACCTTGCCAAGCACCACAGTTACTACAGCTAGACTAGATGTTGGTTTTATTTGGAACGTAGCCACAAGTAAGTGGCGTTGCATAGCGAGTGCATAATGATAAAAATTGACTTTGTTATTGAACAAAATGGGTATTCATTTGGTGATGCTTTACACCTAGAAGATGACCACACATTTACTGATGAACAAATTGAAGCCATGAAACAGGCTCGATTTGATAATTGGTATGCTTTTATAACAAGAGTGCCTGATGGCGAATAGATATTGGGTAGGTGGTACAGCTTCTTGGGATGGAACTGCTGGAACTAAATGGGCTTTGACTTCAGGTGGTACTGGTGGTCAAGCCGTACCTACTGCTACTGATGATGTATATTTTGATGCCGCTTCAGGTGCAGTTACTGTAACCATTGCAACAGCGTCTGCCGCAGTAGCTAGGCAAATTATTGCTACAGGATTTACAGGAACTATTGCTGGAACTCAAGGTTTAACAGTAAGTGGTGCATCAGGATTAGCTGGTGTATTTACTTTGCAAAATGGAATGACTTGGAGTAATACAGGTACATTAAGTTTTACAAGTACTTCTGCATCAACATCTTTTACTATTACCACCAATGGAGTTAGTCTTGCTAGTCCAATAAGCATATCAGGAACAGGAACTAAAACATTAGGTAGTGCTTTAACAACCACAAGTTCTTGTACTATTGCGTCAAGTTTTACATTTAGTACATTTTCTTTAACTTGCTTAACTTATACTGATTCAGGAAGTAGAACCTTTAGCTTTAGTGGCTCTTCAACTATTTTTATTACTGGAAACAACGCAACTGTTGCTACTTTTAGTGCTTCTGTTTCAGGTTCACCACCAATAAGTTTAAGTTATAGCGGGAGTGTAGGAACAAGAACACTTAGTGTAGGTACACCATCAGAAGCTAATTCAAGAAACATTAGTATTACTGCTGGTAGCGACATAATTACCAGTACAAGTTTTACAAATTTTAAAAATTTAGATTTTACTGGGTTTAGCGGTACTGTATCAACATGGGGTTTTTCTGTAATTACCATATATGGAAATTTAACCCTATCATCAGGAATGACATATTCTGCAACAGCACAACTTAGTTTTGAAGCAACATCATCAAAAACCATTACAACTAATGCAAAAACTATACCAGCACAAGTTACTTTTTTTGGTATAGGTGGCACATGGACATTACAAGATGCTTTAACGACTACAGGATTAATTAGTCATACCACAGGAACTTTTAATACCAATGATAAAGCAGTTACTTGCTCAACATACAATGGAAGCAATAGCAATACTAGAAGTCTGACTTTAGGTGCAAGTACATTTACTTGTACAGGTTCAGGAGCAAGTGCATTTACTATAGCTACCACCACAGGAATGACATTGAGTGCTGGTACTTCTACTATTTCAATGACTTCTGCAAGTTCTAAAACATTTGCTGGTGGCGGTCTTACCTATTACAACCTTAATCAAGGCGGTGCTGGTGCATTAACTATTAGCGGTGCAAATACTTTTAATGACATTAAAAATACAGTTCAGCCAAATACAATTATTTTTCCAGCAAGCACAACTCAAACTGTCAGTAACTTTAGCTTAACTGGAACGGCTGGAAACCTAATAACCATTAATAGTAATTCGGCTGGAACACAAGCTACTTTAAGCAAATCTAGCGGTACAGTAAGCTGTAATTACCTAAGTATTAAAGATAGTGCGGCTACTGGTGGTGCTTCATGGTACGCAGGAACAACATCTACCAATGGTGGCAATAATACAGGGTGGATATTTACAGCACCCCCAGTTACAGCTAATAAAGCTAGTTTCTTTTTAATGTTTTCATAATGTTTGGAAAACAACCATTCTCATCTGCATCCTTTTCTGGGATGGTTACAAAGTCTTTTTTACAGACTTTGACAGCTACTGTCGTATCTAGTGCCGCAAATATATTACAAGCATTAACTAGAGCAATTTCTTTATTAACAAGCACAAGCTCTGTAGCATCAGTATCTAAGTTATTAACACTATCTATAAATCTGACCGCTACTGCGGTAAATGGCATAGCTTCTATAGGAAAAATAGCCTCAGAGTTTATAACTTTAGTGGCTACTAGCGTTTCTACTGTTAGTTTTAAAAAAGCAATCAATCTAACCAAAAGTGTTGTATCTACTTCTACAGCATTTTTAATTAGATTTATTCCATTGGTATTAACAGCTACAAGTACTTCAGTAGCATCATTTGTAAAGTTATTAGGGAAAACCCTAAGTTATGCTGTTACTGAAACTGCTACTGTATTAACTCCATTAATTCGTGCCAAGCTATTGTCTGTAGTATCCTCTACAACGGCTTTAATAGGGCTTTTTAGGATGAAACTGTTTTCTGTGGTATCTACCACTACCTCAACAATAAATAAAGCCCTATATAGCATTTTAACGGTTATCTCGGTTACAATACCATCATTATTGGCTGCAGTATTCCCTCGCTTAGGTGCGGTGGTAAGATATACCTTTACAGCCGATGCAAGAGACAGATTAATAAAACTTTATAAAGAGCGTGTAGAAGTGATAAACTTAAAAGAACGTCTACAAAAGGTCTATAAAGTTCGTACTGAATTAGCCAACAAAAGGCAAACAAAGGCAAATAAATGAGCCAATTTACATATAAATACACTACAGAATCAGAGTTATTTAGCTTTGATTTTAACCCCGTTTTAAGCACTGGAGAGACCCTTAGTACGGCTACTTGCACTGCAGTAACCATCCAAGGCACAGACCCATCTCCATCAGCTATATTATCCGGTAGTCCAGTAATTAGTCTTGGAAAGGCTACTCAAAGGGTGGTTGGAGGTCTAAATGAGAATATCTATCGTTTGGTAATGACGGTAACTACTAGCAGTAGCAATACCTATACCTGTACTGGTGATATCCCTGTTTATTCGCCTACATATAGCTAATTATGGGTC